TAATTGCACCAAGTAAACTTAGAACGATGGTATATGAACAACCATCAATAACACACCAAGGATTAGATGTATTTACTGATGTACAGAATGATAATAATTATGTAATTACAGTTGACGTTGCGAGAGGAGTTGGTGCAGACTACTCAGCATTTACTGTTATTGATATTACAACATTCCCACACCAATTGGTATGTAAGTATAGGAATAATGAAATAAAACCAATGCTATTCCCTAGCATAATTAAAGAAGTAGCAGATAATTATAATAACGCATTTGTATTATGTGAAGTTAATGATGTTGGTGATCAAGTTGCTTCTATCTTAAATTTTGATTTAGAATATGATAATGTTTTAATGTGTTCTATGAGAGGTAGAGCAGGTCAAGTTGTTGGGCAGGGATTTTCTGGTAAGAAGACCCAACTTGGCGTTAAGATGTCCAAGACGGTAAAGAAAATAGGTTGCCTAAACTTAAAAACTCTAATTGAAGAAGATAAATTAGTATTCAAAGATTACGACATAATTGCAGAACTTACAACGTTTATTCAAAAACACAACTCATTTGAAGCTGAAGATGGATGTAATGATGACCTTGCAATGTGTTTGGTCATATATGCATGGTTAGTTCAGCAAGATTATTTTAAAGAACTAACCGATCAAGATGTTCGTAAAAGACTTTATGAAGAACAGAAAAATCAGATAGAGCAGGATATGGCACCATTTGGATTCTTGAATGATGGATTAGATGAGACCAGTTTTGTTGATAATGTAGGTGATAGATGGCATACGGATGAATACGGTGATATGTCTTATATGTGGGATTACAATTGAATGGACTTAGACGGTCAACTAAAGTTTGGTCACTTATTACTTCATGATAGAAAGTGTAGATCTTGTGGTGAAAGAAAGAATCTTATAGAGGGATTTTATAGAACTAGAAAAGATAGAGGAGCAATACCATCATCATTTTCATATGAGTGTAAGGAATGTACAAAAAAGAGAGTTAGAAAAACTTTAAATGCTTGGGAATATCCAGATTGGTAGGATCACGCCAACATTCCCCGCGTAAATGCCCTTTTTAATAAATATTTTCAGATAAACTGAGACTAACAAGGAGACAGAATCCATGGCGACTCCTCAATTATCTCCTGGGGTATTAACCAGAGAGGTGGACTTAACGGTAGGGAGAGCTGAGAACGTTCTTGATAATATTGGCGCAATCGCAGGTCCGTTTGAACGTGGACCTGTTAATGAACCAATTACTATTGCCAACGAGCAAGAGTTCATCAACAATTTCGGCAAACCCCAGACAGAGGACAATCAGTATGAGTACTGGATGTCTGCATCTTCTTATTTGCAATACGGTGGCATTCTCAAAGTAGTGCGTACCGATGGGGATCTAATTGCCAACTCGAATGTTGGTATTGGAACTGCCTTAGTTGCAGGAACAAAGATTAAAAATTTTGACGACTATAATAGCAACTATGCTACTGCTGCATCTAACTTCTTATATGCTGCAAAAAATCCAGGTTCCTGGTCCAATAACCTCAAGGTTTGCGTCATTGATGACTTAGCTGACCAAATCATTGGTATTGGAACAACTTCTGGAGCATCCCTTGGTGCTGTTGTTGGTTATGGTGTAACAGTTGATATTACAGGACAAATCATTCCTGGTGTTGGATCGACAGAATCCTTTACTGGATTCTTGAAAGGAGTAATCACTCAAGTTGTAGACACTCCAGAGATTGGACTTACTGCAGTTTCAGTTAAGATTCACTCTAGAGTTTCTACTGGAGGTACACAACCAGGCAAGCATACTAGAGTATCTTATGCTGAGAATAGTCCATATTCTTCTTTCCTTAAAGGTCAAAGAATTAATTTTATTGATAATTCAGGAGTAATTGCTTCTCCAGTTGACTCTATCTCTGCTGTTGGTATTACTACCAGCACACCAGTTAATGGAGAGCAAGGTCAGACTTACTCTGGTATAGGTGGAACTTCAACAGGTGCTGGTTCTCAAGCACTATTCAACATTACTAGAAACAATACAGACGGCAACGTTGTTGCTTCTGGTATTGTAATTGCTAACCCAGGATTTGGTTATACTGTTGGTGAGACGGTATCTATTGGTGGTTCTTCTATTGGTGGATTTGATCTCAATCAAGGTGCAATTAAGACCATTGGATTTACAACTGCTGCTGTTGTTGCTCCAGCATCTAATGGTGTATATCTAAGTGTTGCTGGTGTAAGTACCGTTGGTTCTGGAATCTCTTTTAATGTTTACAGAAATGGAACTGGTGGTATTGGTACGGTAACTGCAATTAATTCAGGTCTTGCATATCAAAATAACACTACAGTTACTATTCCAGGTAATACAATTGGAGGTGTCACACCAGGTGATGACGCTACACTGACGATTAGTGCTCTTAGAGATGACCAGATTCTTCTTGAAGTTACTGAGGCAAATTCTAGAGTTGAGGTTGCTGGTGTTAATGACTGGTATAACAAACAGACACTTGGATTAAGCAATTCTCGAATTTTCTGGAGCACGATTGCACCAAAACCAGGAACTTCTGCATATGCATCTGAGCGTAATGCACAAAATGATGAACTGCATATCGTTGTTGTTGACGATGATGGATCGGTTACTGGTGTAAGAGGCAACATTCTTGAGAAGCATGTCGGACTGTCTAAGGCAACAGACGCAGTATCTCAAGTCAATTCCCCACAAAAAATCTGGTATAAGAACTACCTAGCAAACTTCTCCCAGTATCTCTATGCTGGAGGAAACCAAAGTACAAGTAACGACAACTTCCATAATACGTTCCCAACTCCTATTGTATTTGTTGACAGTGGGGGAGCATCCGTTTATGACAATGGCGATAACCCAACAGGATTTGGTGTTGCATCTGCGATTGCAGATCAAGGATGGAACTTTGACGCTCAAGGACGTGTTTTTAGTTCTATTGGTAGAGCAACGTATACTCTTGAAGGTGGTAAGAACTACACTACCACGGGCAATCTCAAAGCATCCCTTGGGGATATCATGGGAGCATATGATTTGTTTAACAACAAGGAAGATGTTGCCGTTGATTATCTGATAATGGGTCCTGGTTGCGATTCTATGAGTGATTCTCAAGCAAAAGCAAATAGACTTATCTCCATTGCAGATGGAAGAAAGGATTGTGTTGCTGTAATTTCTCCACATAGAGCATCTGTTGTAGATCTAACGAACACTGCAACTCAAACTGAGAATCTGCTTAGTTTCTTCGGACCACTCTCATCCTCTTCTTATGCAATCTTTGATAGTGGATATAAGTACACATATGACAGATTTAATAATCTGTTCCGTTATATTCCATGCAACCCAGACATTGCAGGTCTGATGTGTCGCACAAATATCGTAGCGTATCCATGGTTCTCTCCAGCGGGTCAGCAAAGAGGTGTTCTTAAGAATGCAATTAAACTTGCATATAATCCAGATAAGTCACAAAGAGATCAACTGTACTCTGCAAGAATTAACTCCATTGTTAATCAGTCTGGTGCTGGAGTACTTCTCTTCGGTGATAAGACCGCTCTTGCATTCTCATCTGCGTTTGACAGAATAAACGTTCGTCGCTTGTTCCTCACAGTTGAACAATCTCTGCAAAAAGCAGCGGAAGCACAACTCTTTGAATTCAACGATCAAATTACAAGAGCTAACTTTGTAAATATTGTTGAACCGTATCTTCGCGACATCCAAGCGAAGCGTGGAATATATGACTATCTTGTCATTTGTGATGAGACCAATAACACACCTGATGTTATTGATAACAATGAGTTCAGAGCAGACATCTTCCTGAAGCCTGCTAAGTCCATCAACTACGTCACACTGACGTTTGTTGCTACCAGAACTGGCGTCTCCTTCGAGGAAGTCGCTGGTAGAGTCTGATCTATCTGATATATAACCCACGGAGGAATTAACAAATGGCACGTCAGATCAAAACTATCAGCACCTTCAAATCAAAATTAGCAGGCGGTGCTGCAAGACCAAATTTATTTGAGGTTGAGATACCTCAATTCCCCGCCTTTGTTGGCGGGAGTTGGGATAATGAAACTAGAGACAAATTTAGTTTTATGGCAAAGGCAGCAGCATTGCCTGCTTCCAATGTTGCTCAAATTGAAATCCCATTTAGGGGTAGAGTATTGAAGGTTGCTGGAGACAGAACCTTCGATGTGTGGACTGTCACCATCATTAATGATGAGGACTTTAGAATCCGCACAGCAATGGAACAATGGATGAACATGTTGAGTAAGTTGGATAACGCTACTGGCGCTACAAATCCAACTTCATACATGGTTGATGCATATGTTCACCAACTTGGTAGAGGTATTCAGAAAGAATCCCAAGGCCATGGTGGAGATACAACTTCACAAGAACCACTGAGAACTTATAAGTTCTTTGACATCTTCCCGACTAATGTTGGGCAGATTGACCTTTCATACGAATCAACCGATACTCCAGAAGAGTTTACAGTTGACTTCCAAGTTCAGTATTGGTCATCAGGAACAGGTTCTCAAGGTGAGGGTGATCAAACAGGCACAAGAATGGACTAAATTGAATTAGTACTATTTGTAGTATAATAAATAGTACTAACAGTTTTAAGCCTAGATTATAATGGCGAA